TTATCTGGTGAGTGAGAATTGTTCTCAGTTGGCCTTTGCCCGCCGTTCTCCCATCATCTGGCCTAGATCCTCTCGCCTCTGCCCAATCACAAATGAGAATCATTATCAGTTGGCCGATGTCTGTCCGCTAAATGAGAATCATTATCATCTGTTCTCGGCCCGTTGTAATTGAGAATGAGAATCATTATCATTTGAACCACTTTCACCTGGTGAGGCGCATTTTCACCCTGTGGGGCCGGGGCGTCCAACACTCCGCTTAAACCAGGGAGAGCCATCGCATGCGACCTGTTGGGTAGCCGAGGACTTCTTATAACGATCCTCTATGCATGTTCAACATATTAGGTCTAATAAGATATATTAGCAGTTTACCTAGGATATTGGACCAAATGCCAGATTTATATACCACATATATCAGATTATTGCCGAATTATTGACCTTACATCTAAACTTTTTTCATCCTAAGTATTTGACTTAATTACACTTTCTGTTGGGGCAAGGTTGAGGTCTATATAGGAGAAAAAATTGAATTCAAAATGAATCACTGAGTGATGAAGACACAATAACCCCAATATCGACTACAAAAAAGATAATCAAGTCAATAACTTAGGATATATTGGGGGCAATTATTGAGTCATATTGCTTATAACCAGAATTAGAGCTGCTAATACAATGCAAGCTTGAGTTACAAGGGCTAGACCTCGCGTATGCTGAGTGAGTCAACCTTGTTCCATTGGTTTGCCTATATGTATGCAACGGCAGCAGACAATTGACCAATTTCCGTATACATAGGAATTCGGACGGTGTATAATATTATCTAAGCATGGAGCAAGATCATGGATGCGCAGGCATTTAACCAATTCATCTTGAAGAAGGCTCATAACCTAGAACAGGAGTCAGGAGCTGTTAGACGGTGCACGCAGTGCAGGGAAGTAAAGCCGGAAACAGATTTCACCTGGTCATCAGGCCTTGGATACTTCTGCAAGGAATGCAGTCGGAAGAAGTTGAACGCGGTAAAGAAACATCTGCAACGAAAGTCTGGAGCACGGAAATGAGTGGCGTATCGATGACGGTTACACTGAAGAAGGATGGTGAGGCGCGTAAGTGCCCTCGTTGTAAGGAGACAAAGCCTCACGAGGAGTTCTACGCGTACCTGACAAACCCGTATTGCAAAGAGTGCACACGTGAGTACTACCGGGTGCGCAATGCCAATCGTCGCAAGGAGCTAGCCCATGTCTGACCGGCGCTGCGTACGATGTGGGGCTATAAAGCCCTTGTCCGCGTTCGATAAATCCACGAAGCGGGTTGCAGGACACCAGGTCGTTACGTACTGCGGAGCATGCAAGGCTTGCAGTTCAAATTACTATCGTACGCCCGTGCGCGCGCCCGCCCCCACAAGGCGATTCAAACTAGACCTCCCACGGCAGTACCTGAACGGCTCAGCAAGTGCGAAGGAGATTGGGAACCTGGTTGAGGCGTACGCGGTACCTCTGCGGGTGTTCTGCGGGCTAGACCCGTTCGTCGCTCGCTTCCAACCTCTGGAGAAGCTGCTACAACACCTAGGCACGCTGGAGAAGTTTCCCGCCGAGGAAGTAGAGGCCACCATTAACCGAAATCTACTTGTCTGAGGACTGGCGCCATGGGTAAATACTACGAGTACGGCCAGGGCAATCCCCTCGTCAACAAGCCTATTATGGACACGCTGGAGGAGTTGGGCGTAGACCCGATTCGTATCATGGCCCAGTTTGCCAGTGGCGAACTAGCAGAGGACGCTGATCAGCAACTGGCCGCAGCTAAGGAGCTTGCTCAGTATGTGCATCCGAAGAAACGGTCCCTCGACGTCAACAAGGAGATTAAGGCCTCCGTTACGTTTAGCGTGGTTCGATTCTCCGATGTCATGCCTGACCAGGCGGCAATCATGGCGGAGCAGCTGGACAAGCTCCAGGGTAGCCGCATGATGCTGGATAACACAGCGGCCCGCAAGCTCATGAAGGACGTTACGGAGCTGGACAACGTAACCCTTGAAGCCATGCGCACCGACGTTGAGAAACTGAAAACCGACGAGGATGGAATTACCGATGTCTAACATACAAGTACCTGTCAACTGGATGCCGCGGATGTACCAGATTCCGCTGTGGTCATACCTCGAGAAGGGTGGTAAGCGGGCCGTCGCTGTGTGGCACAGACGCGCTGGCAAGGATGCTACAGCCCTGAATTGGACGGTTGTCTCCGCGTTTACCAGACCTGGCCTGTATTGGCACTTGCTACCTACGTATAACCAAGGGCGGAAGATCGTGTGGGACGGCCGGACGAAGGAGGGCAAGGCGTTTCGTGATGCGTGGCCTAAGGAGGCGATCAGGTCGGAGAACAACACGGAGATGAGGCTGGAGCTGGAGAATGGCGCTATCTGGCAGGTTGTTGGCACAGACAACGTCGACCGCCTTGTGGGAGCGAATCCTGTTGGGTGCGTGTTCTCTGAATATTCGCTGCAGGACCCTCGCGCGTGGGATTACATACGCCCTATTCTGGCGGAGAACGGCGGTTGGGCTCTCTTCATCTACACTCCACGGGGACGCAACCACGGCCATGAGATTATAGAGATGGCCAAGCGCAATCCGCGCTGGTTTGCTCAGATCCTCACAATTGAGGACACGCAGGCCATCGGCGTGGATGTCATTGAGGAAGAACGACTCGCGGGCATGCCTGAGGAGATGGTGCAGCAGGAGTTCTATTGCTCGTTCGACGCAGCACTGGTTGGCTCCTACTACGGCGTGCAGATGGAGCGGGCACTGAAGGAACAACGCCTTTGTGCGGTGCCATACGAACCGCGGCTGGAGGTCCATACGGCGTGGGACTTGGGCACGCACGACTCTACAGCTATCTGGTTCTACCAAGTGTCTGGTCTGGAGATCCGGATCATCGACTACTACGAGAACAGCGGCGAGGGGATCGTTCACTACGCGAAGGTCTTGTCGGAGAAGAACTACCTGTACGGTAAGCACTACGCCCCGCACGACATCGAGGTGCGTGACTTCTCCGTGGGCAAGAGCCGCAAGGACGTCGCGGCAGCCCTTGGAATCAAGTTCACGACGGTCCCGAAACTCTCTGTCCAGGACGGCATTGAGGCGGTGAGAAACATCCTAGGCAAGTGCTGGTTCGATCAGGGTAAATGTGACCGCGGGATCGAGGCTCTTCGACAGTACAAGAAGAGCTGGAACGACAAGATGCGGTGCTACAATGACTCGCCGGACCATGACTGGACATCTCATGGGGCCGATGCGTTCAGGTACCTGGCTGTTGCCTTCAAGGAGAAGCGTCAGTACGCATTCAAGTTGCCGCGACAGACCGAGGGTGATTACGACCCGTTGGGATATTAAATTCCGAACACGGGCAAAAAGTTCATGGTATAATATCATAACCGG